CGAGCATCAGCTCCGCCTGGGCTTTCAGACAATGGGAAGCTGCATCATGGGTCAGGGCACCCTTCTTCACCGAGAAGTCTCCCACCGCAATCTGCTCCACAGGCACCTCCTCGGAAACCGAGGCCAGTGCCGCCAAAGCCAGCAGGCTGGCCGCCGCCACGAAGTCCGCTTTGCAGTCTTCCGCCGTCAGTCCGTCCCGGAGCCGGGCTTTCAGCGAAGCAGTGGTGGCGTGGCACAGGGCCCCCAGCACCAGCTGCTGCCGCTCATCCAGCTGCCCTGCCAGAAGCAGGGCCTGGGCCAAAACCTGATCGGTCAGCTTCATACGTTCAGAACCGCTGCAGCGCCGTCGCAGATCTTGGCGAAGCCGGAAATGGCGGTGATGGCTGCCCGCTCCAGCTGCTGATCGATCAGCTTGTCGTATTCCACCAGGACATCGCCGGCCTTCACCTGCTCCAGAGCATAGCGCTTGTCCAGGCCGATGATCACATTGTCTGCAACGGCACCGGTGCGATGCAGCTGGGCGCCCAGAGGTGTACCAAAGACACCGGTGCCCTGGAAATTCAGACCGGTCTGGGGATTCTGCAGCTCCGCGATCTTCAGCATCTTGGTCATGGTGGGGGTGGAGCAGAGGACACAGTTCATGGTGAAAGGATCGAACTGGCCCCAGAACTCCACCATCTGATCATAGGTCAGGGTGCCCTTGGTGCCGGAGATGGGAGAGGTTCCGACAGTATAAGCCGCAGCAGCATTGCTGTTGCCGTCGCCGTTGAGGATCACATTCACAGCATCCTTCAGCTGCTGCTTCTGGATGTAGGAGCCGATCTGGCGCAGCATCACGCCGAACAGATCCAGCTTCTGGAAGCGGATAGCCTCATAGGAAGCCACCAGCATCCGGCCCCGCTTACTCAGGCTCACCAGATGCTCCTTGGTCTTGATTTCGGTGGTGGGGATGGCAGCGCCCTCGGCCACATCCTTCAGCTCCTTGTCCGCATCTGCCATATCGGAATAAATGCTGCGGTAGTCCATTGCATCGATGACGGTGGTGGTTGCCACAATGGAGGGCAGGATGTCATTTTCGTCCATACCCTGACGGACGGTTCTTGCGATGTACTCAGGGAACAGCACCGCAGAATCGGAAGTTGCAAAGAACTTCTCCACAGCAGAAGAGCCGGCGCCCTTGGCCCGGATGCCGAAGCGCTTCAGCTGGCGCTGAAATGCATCGGTACCCTCCAGGGCAGTACCTCGGTAATTCTCGCTGGGGTCCAGAGATTCCAGTACCTGGGTAAAGCTCTTGCCGCCCTGGCGGTACATACCCTTTTCCAGTTTCAGATTGTCATAGCCCATTTTCATTTTCCTCCTAAAAGTAAATATGTTCACCGAAAATCTCGGCAAAACCCTAAATCATATAGCTGCTTTCCATACCCTCGGCCTTATGGAAGGTATGCCCCAGCTGGCACACCGCAGGCAGGCTTTCCATCAGCCGTGCATCCAGCGCCTTCTGGAATTTCAGCAGATCCTCTGCCCCGGCTTTCTCCACAATGGCGCGCAGAACAGGCTCCTCCACACCCAGTTCCAGTGCCAGGCACAGCCGCACCACATCATCCTGGATCTGCTTGCAGTACTGCCGGCCCAGCCGGGCCTCCTTCCAAAGCTGCCGGTACTCCTCCTGGGCACCGAAGCTGTCTGCCAGCTCCTTCAGCGTCCGGCTGCCCCGGCCCAGGCTCTTCAGCACCCCCGCATCCCGCTGGGCAGGCACCGCCACGAAGGAAAACTCATAGGCATCCACCGGCTCTTTCAGAATGGCGCAGCACAGCTGCCCGTCATAGTATTCGCCCTTCTGATGGCCGCAGGCACCGTATTCGCCGCCGCAGATGCTGCAAACGCTGTAACCCATGGCACAGCCCACGGATACTTCCTTCTTGATCCCTGCTTCAATGTCCGCGATCACCTCGTCAGCGCTGCCGCCCCGGCGGATATAGGCCCAGGCCTTGATGTAGCTGATTCCCTCCTGCTGTACCACTTCCGCAGCAAAAATCCGGGCCACCTGGGCATCGGTGCTCCATTTATGGTCGCAGATACCGGTCTTGCCAATGAAGAGCTTTGCCAAACCGGGAAGAGCAGCCGTATCAAACCGCTCATAATCCCGGTCAACCCGGTCGTCACACAGCCGCAGGGAAAATACATACACCTGCTCCGCTTCCAGCTGGGCTTTTGCCTGGGCATTGATGGCTTCCAGCTGGGCTGCCGTGGGCATCCCGCTGCTGACCGCTTCCGTTGCTTTCCTGATTTCCATTTCGATTAACCTCCTTGCGCTTCCTTCCTGTACTTTTCCGCCTGGGCCCGGTAGAGATCCGCCTTGGCTTCTTCCGTAATATCCTGCAGGCTGATGTCATCCCATTCGATGTCCACCCGGTTGTCCAGCCCCTCCAGTGCCAGGTATGTTCTGCAGATCTTTTCAATAGCCGGCTGCACAGTCCGCCGGATGGCCCAAAGTTCGGATGTCAGAATATCAGCCTGCTGGGTGCTCATCCGCTCCGTGGTGGTCCAGTTGAGTCCCAGCAGGAAGGGCGGCAATCCAGTCTTTGCCACCAGCTGCTCCAGAATCTGCCGCACCGGCACCTCCGAATCCAGAATGGGATTCTCACTGCCGATGACCTTGATCTGCACATCTCCCACGGCTACAAAATCCCGGACCGTGCCGCTCTTGCTGTCCTCCATGGCCTTAGCCCACTGCTCCGCCACCGCCTTGCCCCGCTGCTGGGCCACCGCCGGATCCAGATCTTCCGCACCTTTGCAGATGACGCTGTAGCGGACATTTCCGGCCCGCTCCCAGTTGGAGCCGATGGTCTGGTAGATCTTCAGCAGAATTTCCGCCAGGAAGGGCATTCCCCTGAAAATGCTGACGCCGTAGGGACTGCCGGGTTCCGGATTCATGGTGGTAAACAGCAGCAGCTGCTGATAGGGCAGCGGCTTGACAGAGCCATGCTCATCCGGCCCCCACAGCACCATATCCAGAGGATTCCCCCCTTCATGGACCTCCATGGCTGTCACATCCCCCCAGCATACCGCCCGGAGCTTTCCGTTCACCACCACCATCTCACCCACGGCCCGTCCGTAGGTCAGCATACTGTCCAGATATCCGCTGAGGAAATTGCCGATACCGATCTGACCCCGGCCGCAGGGCACCTCCTTCAGAAACCGCTCCAGCTTTGCCTGGGCAATTTCATTGGGACACCGGACAGAAAAGCCGCCGGAGAGTCTCACCAGCTTCCCCACCGCCGCATCCAGCACCGGCAGGGCGATGCGCATCTGCTGGTACAGATGCTCCTCCCCTGCGCCCAGGGGCACATAGGCCCGCAATGCGCCGAAGGGATGTATGCTCCCGTTCCGAAGCTGGCATACCGCCGTCACGCCCCCATTCTTCTTCCGTTTCCAATCCATATTTTCTGCACTCCTTTCATTTTTGCCGGGATGCCCCGGCTGGCAATTGACATCTTTGACCGATGCCGGCTCACACATCCATGCCCGATACGGCAATGCGGCGATCGGCGTTTACCGCTTCCGTTCCACGGAACAGACTGCAAATCCCGTTTCCTTCTTCCCCAACACCGTGGATACAAAATAGCGCATGTCATCCATGGCATGGTCATGCTCTTTTTTCACCCGATCCTTCTGGCCGGAAGAAAGATCCCAGACGTATTCATCCATCTCCCGGATACAGTCGCTGCAGCCTTCACAGATCACGATCTTCCCCATTTTCAGCGCATCGGCCGTCAGCCGGATCCCCGAGAGCACATCATTGTCCGCCTTCCGGACCTTCCAGTTTTTTCTGCGCAGCACCTCAAGGAAGCTGGCCGCCGAGGGGTCCACGATCACCGCCTCGATTTTCCGACCCCCTACCAGTTTTTCAAGGGCAGCGGCATATTCTTCATCCGTCATCTGATGCCGGGCCTGCCGGGAACTGAAGTAGAATTCCCGCACCCGGTACCAGACTCCCTGCCGCAGTCCCCAGAGTCCCATGGACGTGGGATTGACGGTGCCGTAGTCGCAGGAAACATACCATTTCTCGAAATCCCCCTCCGGGGCAGCTTTGATCATCCCCGGTTCAAAGAAATCGTAGACCCGTCCCTCTGCCTGAACCCATTGCCCCAAAATGAACCGCCGGTAGAACACCCCGGTGTACAGCCGCTCATACCGCGCCCGGATCTGAGGCGACAATGACGGATTATCCTCCATGGCAAAGGCCAGCCGCAGGCAGTTGCGCTTACCCGCCTCTAGGATCCATGTCCGGTAAAACCAGTGGGTAGGCCCGGCAGGATTGCAGTTGAACCAGAGCCTGCTCCCCGTCACGGAGCACCGGGCGCAGGCCTGTTCCACGAAGGATTGGGGCATCAGCGCCACCTCGTCCATCAGTATCCCGGCAAAGGTGATACCCTGAATCAGACTGGCGGAGCTTTCGTCCCGTCCGCCAAAGATGTAAAACCGGTTTTCATGACCCCGGAAGGTCACAGTCAGCAGATTTTCCGACCGTTTCTCCTTCCAGTTCATGCCCAGTCCGGTCAGCCGCGGCAGGATCTCCGAGAGGACATTCCTTCTGAGGGACTGGATGGTCTTCCCGCAGATGCCGAACCGCTGCCCCGAAAAGCAGGTCATTGCCCAAAGAAAAAAGCCCATCCCCATTGCCAGGGTCTTTCCCGACCGGACGGCTCCGTCGCAGACGATGGCTTCATACCGGGCCGTTTCCCGCCCCGGCATCCACCAATTCATGACCGTGCGCTGTTTCTCCGAGAAAGCTGTATAGGTCACACTTCCCCATCCTCTCCCTGCAGTGCCCGCAAAAAGCTTTCCAGATCCTCTCCCTTGTCCTCTGCCACCAGAGCCAGCTGCTCCAGTGCCTTCAGCCGATCGATGAGCTTGATCTCCACCGTGCCTTTGTCATTGCGTTTGACTTCGCTCAGCAGGCTTAAATCCAGCCGCCCCAGTTTCGGATCATCCTCCAGCGCCAGCCGGACGCAG